GAGGCAATTCAGACACAGGACAAAAAGTAACAAACTTATTTGATGATCACATTACATTAACTTACACGGTAAATGGAGAAGAAAAATTCCATTGCTGGCCAGCTACTACAGATCCCGGAACTAAAGGTGTAATGCAATATGGAAACAAAGCAGGTGTTGCTAGATTAGTAGAAGGTCAGTATATTAATTCACACATTATGCGTTTACATGCTGGTAAGTATGAAGCACTAGGACAAAATAAACCAGTTAAAGTATTCCGTGATCCAAATAAAGATATGGTATATGATGAAAAATCAATACAAGAAGGATTGTTTGGAATTAATATACATAAAGCAGGTGCAGATTCAACATATGTTGAAAATTGGTCCGAAGGTTGTCAAGTATTTAAACGAGTTAAGGATTTTGAAGAATTTATGACCATTTGTCGTAAAGCACGGGACATCCACGGTAATTCTTTTACATATACATTGATTGAATCTGCGGACATTAAATAATGAAAACAACAACAATAACAACTATATTATATTCGGCAAGCACTGTGTTAGCATTTATCTGCACATATTTTTTCAACATGGCTATGGCAAATTCAGAACAGTATTTGGCATTGGTTGGAGTAGTAATGACAGATGGCTTCTTCGGAGTAATTGCAGGAACTAAACGAGAAGGGTTCAAAACATTTAAAGCTCTTAAGGTTTTACAAACAATGGTAGTTTGGATTATATTCTTAACAATATTGTTAGTTATTGAAAAAGGTTTCCCGGGTACGGGTTGGTTGAGTGAGACAATTTTATTGCCATTTATTATTTTTCAAATAGTAAGCGCACTTAAGAATGCATCCATGGCGGGGTTGATTGATGGGAAACTGTTAGTAGAAATTTTAGATAAAATTGATTTACATAAAGGTTCACGAAAATGAGTTTAGACACATCAAAAATTAAACAAGTTCCGTTAAGCGAAACGCAATATTATAAAGAAGCAACGGAAAAGAAACAAATCGTAATACATCACACAGCAGGAAATTCATCAGGCCCGGGCACAATTAAGATGTGGGATAAAGATGATAGAGGTCGCATTGCTACCTGTGTTGTTATTTCTGGTAAAGGTGTATCAAAAGACACATATGATGGAGAAATTTGTCAAGCATTTTCATCTAAGCATTGGGGTTATCATTTAGGCCTTAAGCAGGATGTATTTAAATCGAAAGGCGTGCCTTATAAGGCATTAGATAAAACTTCAATTGGAATCGAAATTTGCAGTTGGGGGCCATTAGATAAAGTTGGTGATAAATTTTACAATTATGTGGATCGAGAAATTCCTGCAGATCAGGTAACTGAATTAGAGACTCCATATAAAGGTCACAAATATTATCATGCATATACAGATGCACAGATTGAATCAGTTAAAAATTTATTGTTACATTGGCGAGACACTTACGGCATTGACTTAACATACCGAGAAGAAGATATGTGGTCTATATCGACACGGGCTTTGAAAGGAGAAGCGGGTGTATATACGCACAATTCATATCGCAAGGATAAATCGGATATTCATCCATGTCCTCGTATGATTGCAATGCTGAAAACATTATAATGCGCGACGCATTATTGGGCATATCATTACGATCGAAGATGGCACTGGGAATTGCTGGTGCCATTATGTTTATTTTCTTTGCTGTACAAACATGTGTCGTATTTGGTTTATGTCCGCCTAATTACGAATTAGCTAGGTTTGGTTATGGTTGTGTAATCGGATTCATGCCCCCATTCTTTGTATTTGTTTCTGAGTTTCTACTTCAGAAGCGACGAATGATTGATGAAATTGACAATCAGGTTGGCGAAGTACGCAAACAAAATACATATCTCGAGCATGCAGCAAAGATACTTAGACACGATATGCATTCAGGTATCAATACTTATATTCCTAGAGGCGTTTCATCCTTAGAACGCAGAGTACCACAAACGGTTATTGATGACTTAAAGATTGAAGCTCCATTAAAAATGATTAAAGAGGGCTTAGCGCATTCTCAAAAAGTTTATAAAGGAGTTTATGAGTTTACCAATTTAGTAAAGAAAGATGCAGTACTAAATCGCGATGATCACAATTTAAAAACTATTCTAGAAAATTATCTAGCATCCACATCATATAAAAGTCAAGTTATCATTGACGAATTACCCGTAGTATCAGTTAATGAATCATTGTTTTGCACAGCATTAGATAATTTAATTCGTAACGGATTAAAATACAATGACAGTGATTTTAAAATGGTTAGGATATACATGGAAGATGATTTGTTAATTTTACAAGATAATGGCCGCGGAATAACACAGGAAGAGTTCGATAACTTATCTCAACCGTATACTAGAAAAGAAGGACAAAAAGAATCAGGCAGTGGTTTAGGATTAAATATTTGTATTGCTATATTGCAAGAACATGGATTTAGTATTTCGTGTGAAAAAAACATGATTGGCACTAAAATAAAAATAAAGGTAATATGAAACAGTTATTAACATTATTGGTCATTACATTATCCTTTTTATCATTAGCACAAAATTATCCTGTACAGACCATCTTAAAGGGTGATTCTGTAGTTATATATACCGTTGAACAAAATGAAGATATAGAAATTCTTCTTGCAAATCAACGCAGCAGAGTTGCATTCTATAAAAATAATATTGTTAAACAACAAGCTGTTATTGATAGCCTAAGCTTAGAAATGATAAAACAACAAGCTAAACAACAAACAGTGATTGATAGTATACAAGCTGTTGCAGATGGTTTACGTTTTACACTTAAAAATAAATTTAGTAACTTTGATAGCCTACAACAACGATATGATAGTGTTAGTACATGGTTGTATAATACGGCATCAAGTAATGCAATCATATATTATTCATACGAAAAATCTACAGTTGTAGCAATAGATTTAGCTTCATATATAATAGTCGGACATAGACGTACTGGTAATTTTTCAATAGCAAGGCGCGGTCCTGTTTCTGATGATCCATATTGGAAAAATTATAATCGAGAACAAAAAGACGAACCCAATGCAGATTGGCTAACATATTATAAAGAAAGATGGAGACCAGTTACATTTCAATTCCCTTATCAAATACCACAGCCATGAAACAAATAATATTTATAGTACTATTGTTATGCGGAATCAACAACGTTATTTCGCAAACTAAAATAATTGACCCAGAAAACAATATCGTTTGGGTCAATGGAATACCTACTTGTCCCGATGATGCAGAGATAACGGCTCTGATTAATAAAGTAGGCATTGATAACTTACAGAAATCAAAACGAGGCATTACTAAGAATGAAGCCGATATATGTCGTCGATTGGGTAGAGCTTTCAAACAACGAGATATGTATGAAGGAGCCGATTGGTATTTGGAACGAGTAAAAGCACATGTTGAAATTGTAAAACTAGAACCAGAGATTGTATTCCAAGAAGAGGTGCCAGCTGATATAGCTGCTAGTTTACAAAGTGATAAAGAATTTTTACAAAGCATACCCAAATCTTTTGAAAATGTAAGTCCAACGGACATGAAAAAATTAGCACAAGAGATAGAAGGACAATTAGAAAAATTAATCAAAGAAAAAGAAGCACTTATCAAAAGTCATGCTAGTCCTGAGGTAATCAAAGCAAAGACCGAATCGATACAAAGTTTGGGCAAAGAAAAGCAAATTATTGATTTGACTGTTAAAGAAGAGGAAATGAAAGTTGAGGCAGTAAAATTAAAAGACGATGCTAGGAAATTAAATAATTACTTGATAGGCGCCGGCATTGCTATTTTACTTCTAGCTTTGGGTATTATGGTTTTATTCCAACGAAAAACAATTAAAGTTCAAGACAAAGAAATAGATAGACAGTTAGCAGATATAAATACTAAAAACACCTACTTAGAACATGCTGCGCGAATTATTAGGCACGATATGCACTCTGGTATCAACACATATATACCACGCGGGATATCGTCATTAGAAAAAAGATTAACGGGTGATACTATCAAAGATCTTAAGATTGAAGGCCCACTTAAAATGATACGAGAAGGATTGAATCATACCCAACGTGTTTACAAAAGCGTATATGAATTTACTAATCTTGTTAAACGTACTGTAGATTTTGATACAGATGAACAAGATGTTACACAATTGCTAAATGGATATTTTGAAAAGGCATCCTATGCCAAACAAGTTTCAGTTTCAGAGCTAGGAATATTGTCAGTTAATTCCATATTGTTTTGCAATGCAATTGAAAATTTAGTTAAGAACGGATTGAAATATAATAACAGCGAAAACAAATCAGTATCTATATTTATAGAAGACAATCATATCATAGTACAAGACAATGGAATTGGTATGACTGACAAACAATTCAAAAAACATTTAAAAACGGTTTCAAATGCAGATAATGATGAAATTGGACTTGGATTAAACATATCTTTTGCTATATTAAAAGAGCATGGATTTGATATGGAATGTGAGAAAAATGATATTGGAACTAAAATAAAAATAAAAGTAAAATAAAAAGAAAGAGATGATTGATTCAATTTTATTAGTAGATGATGAGGATTTATTCCATTTAGTGTTTGAAGATGCATGTTCGTTGCTTGATATAAGTTTATCATTGCAATCATTAAGTAGTGCAGATGAGGCAGAAAAGAAATTTAAAAGATGGTTTAACGATGGTGGGTCTGATGAAAAACCAGAATGTGTATTTGTTGATTTAAATATCATTGGTAGTTCATTTGACGGAATTGAATTGATTCGAAAAATTAATTTCGAATACGGTAACCAAGTTGTTATTGGAATCATATCATCATCTAATGAATCAGAAGAGCAGGCACGTGCTATCCAAGTAGGTGCTCAGTTTTGGATTATCAAGTCAGATGACATTGAACCTAGATTAGAAGACTTTAGAAAAGATTATGACGGTTATAAAAATAGAACAGCACCATTTAAAATTTATAAATGATTAAACTTGATGCAAATACCAAAAAACAGTTAGTTGAACTCTATCGTAAGAAAGGTATTGGCTTAGAAGGAAACATCACTAAACTTGTAGATCGAGAAGATGATGAAGAATTCAAACAATACTTATTAGAATGTGAATCCAAAGATGCAGAGAAACGCAAGAAGCGTCTCGAAATGACTAAAAAGATTCAAAAACAAAATGAAGAATTAACTGGGTTGAATGATGAGAATCAACGCATATTAACTGAGTTACAAGATACGTTGGCAAATGTTGAAGAATCGAAGACGGCCTTTGAACAACAAAACATTGAGTTGAATGAATGGAAATCAACCAATATCAGATTAACAGAAGAGTTGCGCGTTGAAATGGCCAATGCTGAACGTTCTCGTATTGATGCTGAGGCTGCTAAGACTAATGCTGAGAATGATTTGGATCTATTACAGAAACGCAATCAAACAGAACTTATTTCAACCATAGTGCGCGTTGCATTGTATGTAATAGTAGGTGTTGGAATTATCACTACGGGCGTATATGTATTTACGTTAGTAATGGATCGGGACACTCAAGTTATAAGTGCAGCATGGTCTAATATATTTGGCATACTGCTTACCAATGCATTTAGTATAATTGGTACCATCATGGGAATAAAATACGCTACAAACCAAAACGAATAAAATGAATTATAAACATATTGCAACATCCATACTAATATTCCTATTAGGACAAATTGTTGTTTGGGTGCAAGTAAATGGTCCTTTGTTATGGCAATGGGCAAGAACATATAAATTTGCATTAATGTTATTAGGTGTCCCTATAACTTGGGCATTCATGGAAGCAACTCGATATGCAGTATCGGGGTTCGGAGGACAATTCTGGCCCGGCCGATTTACATCATTTGTTGCTGGTATTTTCGTATTTACTATCATGACATATGTATTTAAAGCAGAAGCTGTTAATTTAAAAACGGCAGTATCGTTATTGCTAGCGCTATCACTTATTTTAGTCCAACTCTTTTGGAAGTAAACATATTTATTAAAAAAGGTATATAATAGTATGAAATCATTAGATTTGATTATCGAATCATCATTAAAACCACAATTGAAATCGATATCCGCAAATAATGTATCAGCCAATATTGACATAGAAAAACATGTTCAAATATTAAAATTTTTACGAGAATATCATGAATCGAGATTTGGTCAGCTAAACGATACAGAAATCAAATCATTAAATGAACAATTGATACCGTGGAATCCAAAAACCGGATCAGATCTTGCAAGAACTGATGCACAGGCATTTGGTGCATCAAATAAGAAACGTATTTTAAATATTTTAAAATCATCTGAAAAAGTAAAAAAAGACTTTTTATCATCACCTTATAATTTCATAGTAAATAATAATCAAGCTGCAATATTAAAATATATTAAAACTGGTAAATATGATAAGTTAACACCATTTAACAAATGGAAAAATACTACAGCTGATAATTTCTTTAAACAAATTGTAGAGCAAGATCCACAATATGAGAAAGCCGATAAAGGCGAACGTATGAGTTCGGGATATGTATTTGATAGATCAAATGCAGGCAATCAATGGTATGATTATGAAATTTTATGTACAGATAATAAAGGTAAATCTATTGCATGGATGCGATTTCACCCTAATGAAACTGTAACAATTATGCCAGAAACGCTATCAATGGCAAAAGAATCGACATTTACCTATAAAGTAACTTT